GTAACAAAAGGCGGCACACCAAAATACTTCTTTGACTTTGTAAGTTTAATTAAGAGCAAAGGAGATGATGTGTCGGAAACAGCTTCAACTGTTGAGAGACAAAAAGTTTACGACTACAAAGGATATACACTGACTGAAGATGTAAGTTCCGGTGAAATAAAAATTTATAAAGATACCGAAGGCGGAGGAACTTATAGTACACCTGACGGAGACTTGGATACATATGATGGTATTATGTATAAAGAAGAAATATCTTACACACCGAAAGAAACAATATTAAATGATAAAGGTAAAGCTGTAGAGGTTCCCGATATATATGAAGAGAGCACATTAAAACCCGATATGGACGGCGACCTAGCAGATGCTGAAGGTGGATTAGAATCCATTGATGAAATACTTGATATCTTATCCCAAGGCGGTAAAAAATACAGTTTAGATGAATTAGGAGAAATGGGAATTAATCCAGCAGGACTTGGTAAAAGCGAGTTAAAAAAAATTTTAAAAGACCCAACAGAAATTAATAATCTTAAAGGGGACGATATGTTTAAAGACACCCTAAACAAAATAAAGTACAGATCAGAAAAAGCAGAGGGTGGTATTATATCGGGTGTAAAATCAGGACCCCCACCAAAATCTGGTAAGACACCACATGGGTTGCCTTATGTGGCAAAAAATGTTAGACCAATCAAGGAGCGTAATTAATGGCAGATATTGACAAGACTCTTTCGGAGTTAGGAACCTCTGTAAAAATAGATGGACCTGATCAAGAAGTAGAAATACAGAAACAAGAAGAAGCTAACAAACCACCTGTTGAAATAAACCCAACAGAAGATGGTGGTGTAGAATTAAACTTTGATCCAAGCAAAGTAAATATTGAAGGACAACCTAATCACTTTGATAACTTAGCAGAATTATTACCAGACGATATTTTAGAACCTATTGGTTTAGAATTATTTTCTAATTATACAGATTACAAATCTTCAAGAAAAGATTGGGAAAGATCTTATACAGAAGGTTTAGATCTTTTAGGATTTAAATACGAAAACAGAACAGAGCCTTTTCAAGGCGCTTCGGGTGCCACGCACCCTGTACTAGCAGAAGCCGTAACACAGTTTCAAGCTGGTGCTTACAAAGAATTATTACCCGCAGAAGGACCGATTAGAACACAGATTGTTGGTAACAGCGATCCACAAAAAGAGGCACAAGCACAAAGAGTAAGAGAGTACATGAACTACGAACTTATGGAAAAGATGCCAGAGTATGAACCAGAGTTTGACCAAATGTTATTTCACTTACCTCTTGCAGGATCCGCATTTAAAAAAGTTTATTATGATGACATCATGCAAAGAGCAGTATCTAAATTTGTACCTGCCGATGATTTAGTTGTACCTTATTCTGCTACATCTCTTGATGATGCAGAAGCAATTATGCACGTTATAAAAATGTCAGAAAATGATTTAAGAAAACAACAAGTAGGTGGTTTTTATTCTGATATCGAATTAGGTTCACCAGCTGTTTTTAAAGACGAAGTTGAGTCAAAAGAAAGAGAACTAGAAGGCACTAAAAAATCAGGTAGACCCGATCAAGTCTATACTTTGTTTGAGTGTCACGTTAATTTAGATTTAGAAGGTTTTGAAGATAAGGACGCGAACGGAGAACCTACAGGAATTAAGCTCCCTTATATTGTTACTGTAGACGAAGGTTCGCGAAAAGTTCTTTCTATTAGAAGGAACTTTAATCCTGACGATCCAAAAAAAGCTAGAGTCACTTACTTTGTCCACTTTAAATTTCTGCCAGGACTAGGATTCTACGGATTTGGATTGATCCATATGATTGGCGGATTGAGTCGAACGGCAACGGTCGCTCTCCGTCAATTGTTGGACGCAGGTACGCTATCAAACTTGCCAGCAGGATTTAAACAAAGAGGTGTAAGAGTTAGAGACGAAGCATCACCAATACAACCAGGTGAGTTTAAAGATGTAGATGCACCGGGCGGTAATATTAGAGATTCATTTATGATGCTACCTTACAAAGAACCATCACCAACATTATTACAGTTGATGGGTATTGTAGTTCAAGCAGGACAAAGATTTGCGGCTATTGCAGATATGCAAGTAGGCGATGGTAATCAAGCTGCTGCAGTTGGAACTACAGTTGCACTTCTTGAAAGAGGTTCACGTGTTATGTCCGCTATTCACAAAAGATTATACACATCTATGAGATCTGAGTTTAGATTACTTGCAAAATTATTTAAAACATATTTACCACCAGTTTATCCTTTTGATGTTGTGGGTGGAAGAAGAGAAGTTAAACAACAAGACTTTGATGATAGAGTAGATATCTTACCAGTAGCAGATCCAAACATATTTTCTATGTCACAAAGAATTACGATTGCACAAACAGAATTACAATTAGCTACATCTAATCCTAAGATCCATAATTTATATAATGCATACAGAAAAATGTATGAGGCACTTGGTATAAAAGATATAGATAAAATTTTACCACCTCCAGCACCTATTGCACCTAAAGATCCGGCGTTGGAACACATTGATGCATTAGGAATGAAACCATTTCAAGCGTTTAGAGGCCAAGATCACACAGCACACATGACAGCTCACTTAAATTTTATGGCAACAAACATGGTTAGAAACAATCCACCTGTTATGGCTGCGATTGAAAAGAATTGTTTAGAGCATATTAGCTTAATGGCGCAAGAACAAATAGAATTAGAGTTTGCAGACACTATTCAACAGCTTCAACAGATGCAACAAATGGCACAACAGAACCCGCAGATACAAGCACAGCTTCAAAAAATAACCATGGACATGGAAGCAAGAAAAGCAGTCTTAATTTCTGAACTGATGGGTGATTTTATGGAAGAAGAAAAGAAAATTACATCACAATTTGACTCTGATCCTCTTTTAAAATTAAAATCAAGAGAGGTTGACCTTCGTGCAATGGAAAATGAACGTAAAAAAGACGAAGGAGAACAAAAAATGGACCTTGATAGAGCAAAATTACTTCAAGCAAGACAATTAAACGAAGATAAACTAGATCAAAACGAAAAATTAGCTAAATTAAGAGCAGGAGTAAGTCTTGCAAAGGCTGGAAATCAAGGTATAACTGCAATTAAGGTAGAAGATTAATAAAAGGAACAAAAATATGATGAATTATAAAAAATCAAAAGAAGTTAAGATTCCAGAACAGAATGTTGAGATAGATCCTAGATCTAAAACAACAGCTGATGGCGCTTTTAACTATATTCCTACAGGAGACAAGGAAAAAGTTAGAGGAACTAAGAGAATGTTAACTACTAAGAAAAAAATAGCTACTTGGTACTAATATGGCTTGGTTTAGTCTAGCAAAAATTGCTTTACAAGCGGGAAGTAAAATTTATTCTAACCGCCAGAAGACTAAAATGGCTATGTCTGATGCACAACTAATGCATGCAGAAAAGATGGCTCGAGGTGAGGAAACTTACCAAGGTAAATTGCTAGAAGCGAGACAAAACGATTATAAGGACGAATTTGTGCTCGTTATAATTTCGGCCCCTATCGTGGTACTCATGTGGGCAGTGATGTCGGACGATCCGGCAGCCATGGAGAAGGTAAAATTGTTCTTCGAGTACTTTCATGAGCTTCCGAAATGGTTTACGAATTTATGGGTGCTTGTAGTTGCAAGTATTTTTGGTATAAAGGGAACACAAATATTTAGAGGAGGAAAAAAATAATGGCTAATAGAAGATACAATAAACAAGTCCCTAGTTTTGAAAAAGGTGGACGTGTTAAAAAAATGGGTGGTGGAATGATGGAACGACCCATGTACAAAGACGGTAGTTTAAAACCTGTAGACAAGAAAAAAAATCCAGGTCTTAAAAAACTTCCAACTAAAGTAAGAAACAAAATGGGCTACATGAAAAAAGGTGGCCGAGTAAAGTAATGAAAAAAATTAAAAATTTTTTTAAAAACTTAATAGAAAAAACACTAGGCAAAAGATGCCTATGTGGAAAGGAGAAAAATGGCAAGTAAATTTCATAAAACTAAAGATGGTCGTAAGGCTAAAAAAGGTTTGTACTATAACATCATGATGAAAAAGAAACGTGGTGGTAAAGCTAGAAAACCAGGATCTAAAGGCGCGCCTACAGCTAAAGCATTTAGA